AGATCGGTATCCCCAATATACTTACCATCGTTATTAATGTAAGACTTATCCGAACCATCTCTTCGGAATTGAACAATACGATTTGAAGAAGAATCTGCTACAATATACCACCTATTTGAGTGATATTGTATTTTACCATTAGCACCTGGATTACCTGTCCAAGCAGACGTTGCTGCAGAACGAATATCAGAACCAGTAATTGTTATTGCATTTGCTCCGCCTGAAAAAGTTACATCTCCGGTAAAGGTTGCTCCAGAAAGATTTGCTTTTCCGGATATGTCTTGGTGAGCAGTAAGATAGTTACCCGTAGGTTGTTTACCATTTAAAGCAGTTTGCAATCCATCAATGTTTGAAATAACATGATTGTGGCTGTCATCAGCTACAACTATTGCATTGTAAGTTCCACTAACATCACCACTAAAACTAGTAGAAGTTGTTAAAGCAGTGCTTGCTGCTTGGTATCCAGCGGATGCATGGTTTCCCCAACCATGGGCAGTGTTTCCATTGGTTATACGAGAGTCGTTACCTTGTGCTACAGTTCCAGAAGTTGTCCCGAAGTTTTTGTTAAAAGCATTATTTTTGCTAAAAGCTGCTTCTTTTCCGTTTAAAGCAGTTTGTAGTCCGTCTACATTAGCAATAGTATGGTTATGGCTATCATCTGCAACTGTTAAAGTAAGAGTTGCATCTGCCGAACCATTAATACTTACACTTCCACTAGCATCTCCGTTTACTGTAATAGTTCTTGAATTTGTCCAAGTGTCTGCATTTGGATGATAGGTATCATGAAACACTTGCCGCCAAGCAGTGGCGCCACTACCATTAGTTGAGCGGAAAAACAACTTATCATTTGAATAGTAACTTGCAGCAAGTTGCATTGAATAGTAATTGCCTGTATTACTATGAGTTGTGCTTAATAAATGATACCAACTATTAGTAGTCTCCGGCCAACCTTCGGAAGTAGTAGCGCTAGAAGTTTGATAGAACCCTGAGTCCATTCGTCCAGTAATATCATCATCTGTTACAATGTGATCTGGCTTACCATCTAAAGCTGTTTGTAGTCCGTCTACATTTGAGATAACATGATTATGGCTATCATCTGCAACTGTTACAGCAATAGAAGTTGTCCCACTTCCTGACACATCTCCAGTTAGGGTAATTGTTTGGTTGCCACTAATAAATCCAGAGTCATTACTAAAGTCGCTTAGAGTAATTTCACTAATTAACTTACGACGCTCTGCTCCATTATCAAGTATAACAAGCTCATCTTGCGTACCGACAACGGCTTGCGTCATGTCAGTCAAATCTGAGAAATCTAATGTAAATTGACCTGTACTACTATCATAATCTAAGCCAGAACTTCCACTGCTTACTGCTGCACGAACGCGAGTATTTGTAAAGTAAAGATTATTATCACCTTCTATTAAGTCGTCAGTTGTTAGAGTTCCAAAACTAGAAGGGGAGCCTACAATATCTCCTACAAAGTCACCGTAGAAAGTATCTGCGGTTACACGATTATTCCCAAAGTCCCATCCATCTAAATTACTATTTGGTCCCAGTCCTGTTTCTGCGTATACCAATCTTTTATTAGGCGAGTCTCCTCGCTCAACTTCAATACCTGCTGTTACCGTATTTCCAGGAGTTCCTGTTTGGCCACTATTTACAACAATTATATTGTCTTCAACTGTTAAAGTAGCGGTATTAATAGTAGTACTTGTACCGTTTACAGTGAAATTACCAGTAACAGTAACATTGTCTGAAAAAGTTTTGTCTCCTGCAATTGTTTGAGCACCAGATGTACGAACTACCGTATTATTGACAGCTACAGAGTCCGCAGCTACGGAAATACCGTCTCCTGCTCCAACATTTAAAGTTTTACTAAATGCTCCTGAAGCCGCTGTCCCGCCTCCAGTAAGACCACTTCCTGCGGTTACAGTTACTCCAGTAATATCACCTACATTTGTAGTATACCCGAAAGAAGTAATACGATCATTTACTGCCGCTGCTGTCATCAGAGCAGTATCTGAATCAGCAAAAGATTCAGACCCTGTTTGTACTGCGGAATCTGCAAATTGTGCTACAGTGAGCTCTGTTACGTTTAAAGTTACACTGCCCGAAGAACCTCCTCCAGAAAGGCCTGTTCCTGCTGAAACTCCTGTAATATCTCCAACATTTGTAGTATACCCGAAAGAAGTAATACGATCATTAATTGCAGCTGACGTCATTAGAGTAGTATCATTGTCTACAAAGTTTTCGTTACTTGTAGTTAAAGAAGCACCGGCTATTTCACCAACTGTTAAATTAGTTACATTTAAGGTAACAGAACCAGAACTTCCTCCTCCAGAAAGGCCTGTTCCTGCTGAAACTCCTGTAATATCTCCAACATTTGTAGTATACCCTTGACCTATAACGAAATCATATACGTGATCCGCAGAAGGAATTACTCCTGTTGCTCCATCAGTAACCGCCCCAGTATTTACATTTAAAGTGACAGAGCCAGAACTTCCTCCACCAGTAAGACCAGTACCTGCTGAAACTCCTGTAATATCTCCAACATTTGTAGTATACCCGAAAGAAGTAATACGATCTTCTACAGCGGCGGCGGTCATTACAGCATCGTCAGTATCTGAGAAAGTTTCTCCGCCGATTAACAAAGCACTTGCAGCAAATTGAGAGGGAGTAAGTCCTGACACATTAAGAGTAACTGCTCCAGAATTTCCTCCTCCAGTAAGACCAGTACCTGCCGTAACTCCTGTAATATCAGCAGTAGTAGATATAGTACCGTCTGCAGCAATATTAATATTATTTCCGCCAGTTAAAGCAGCTACTACATTAGCTGTATCTGTTACATCTGCTCCTGTTTCAATGCCGGATAGTTTATTTGTTATATTACTATCAAGAGAAATAGTAGCTTCGGTACCAGAAGCGCTAATTGCAAAGTCTGAAGCAGTAAAGTTCAAAGACTCTGCGTCGGCAATAGATTGAGTTCCGCCTTCTTTTACAACTAAATTTGCTCCTGCTTGGTTAATTGAGTTTTCGTCAATTGTAACTCCTGAAAGAATAAGATTGGACCCATCAAAGAGAATATGCTTACTTGCATTACCGAATACCATCTTACCATTAGTAAGATCCATAAACGCTCCGGTTTCTGTACCTCCAGGCGCATTATCTGCATCAGGGATACTTCCACCTTTCATTGTACCCGCCGTAATATCTCCCAGATCAGCCGAAAGAGCAGAAAGAGTTGCTGTTTGTATATCACATTCTAATCATGTCCCCCAACTACTCGCTGTCTCAGATTTCTTTTGATTTACAAAGAAATCTAATAAAACATTTTGACTTAGAAGTAACAAAGGACAATGCAAAAGACAAAGTTATAGAATTGAGCAACGGCTCTACAGTCCGAATGGGTTCTGTAAACCAGGTTGATTCCTGTGTAGGAAGAAGTTACGATTTAATTATATTTGACGAAGCGGCGTTGGCAGACGGACGTGATGCGTTCAACGTAGCTCTTCGACCTACTCTAGATAAAGATAACTCAAAAGCTATTTTTATCTCTACTCCTCGGGGCAGGAACAACTGGTTTGCTGAATTCTTCGACAGAGGATTTAATGATGAGTTTCCTGAATGGTGCTCTATACGAGCTACTTATAAAGATAATCCGAGGATGTCTGAACTGGATATATCGGAAGCTAAAAAATCTATGTCCGATGCTGAGTTCCGGCAAGAGTATGAAGCTGACTTTAACACTTATGAAGGACAGATATGGAACTTCAATCATGAGACTTGTGTCACCAATAATGAAGCTCTCGACATATCTAGCATGGATGTATTTGCTGGTCTCGATGTGGGTTATCGTGATCCAACTGCATTTTGCGTCATAGCGTATGATTGGGATGAGCAAACTTACCATATATTAGCGGAGTACTTAGATGCTGAAAAAACTACTGAGCAGCATGCTCTTAAAATACAGGAATACATTGATAAGTTTGACATTGATTATATTTATATTGACTCTGCTGCACAGCAAACTCGATTTGACTTTGCACAAAATTATGACATTAGCACCATCAACGCTAAAAAATCCGTACTTGATGGAATTGCACATGTAGCAGGTATAGTAGATAATGATAAATTACTTGTTGATCAAAGATGTGATGAGGTGTTATCTTGCTTAGATCAATACCAATGGGACCCAAATCCTAATTTAGCTAGAGAAAAGCCAAAACATAATCGAGCATCCCACATGGCAGATGCTTTAAGATACGCACTATATTCGTTTGAAACAAGTCAGACCGGGTTCTAAAGACACCTGTAAAAAATAGTATTTGACAATTTATCCTACAGAGGCTATAATTCAAAATGAAAAAGCTCAAAAGAGATCCAGTAAAATATATAAGAGATCGCGCGAAATCAAAGTATGAAAAGGGCACAGAGTGTGAAATTTGTGGATCAGACACTCAATTAGATTTTCACCACTTTTACACTTTAGCACCACTACTAAGGGAGTGGTTAAAGAAGAAACAAAAAGAGCGCCCAGATCACTACGTAGATGAATATATTACTATTTGGCGAGATGAGTTTATAGAAGATAAGTGGGCGGAGCTGTACAACGACACAGTGACACTTTGCCATAAGCATCATTTGGAACTGCATAGACTGTATGGCAGAAATCCAGCCCTAGTGACAGCTAAAAAGCAAATGCGCTGGGTAGAGATTCAAAGAGAAAAACATGGCATGGTATGACAGATTAATTGGACGCACCCCTGAGGTTGACGATGAAAAGTTAAACCCAGCACAGCCCTACTATGACCATAAAATAGATCCCTCTCGTGAACGTACAATAAGTTACGAGCGGGCATACGAAGACCTCGAAATTGTAAATAGAGGCGTAAACTTAATTGTAGATGATGCTGCCGAAATACCTTTAACAGTAGGTGGGCAGGTTCAAGGAATGCAAAGTGTAGTAAAAGGTATTAAACGTTCACGTGTAGATTTACTATTAAATAAAGAGCCCAACCCTTTTCAAGACATTAGCACTTTTCGTCGTAACTTAATTACTGATTTTTTAATTGACGGAAATATATTTATTTATTTTGATGGAGTACACATTTAC